TTAGCTCAGTTGGTAGAGCAGCGGACTTTTAATCCGTTGGTCACTGGTTCGAATCCAGTACGTCCTACCAGAACCTTCCTCACTTTCCCCCTGGCTGACAACGATTTGCGAATCATTGCTTGCCTGAAGTAGCGCAAGTTGCTCAGTTGCCCCTACGCTACTGGAGGTGGGAACGGAGGGACTGACCTTGGGACTAACAACGCTCAGGTTGTCACCCTGCGGGGGTTTATTGGCGTGCAGTCTGTCGAGCACTGCAGCGGCCTCGGCGCCCGTCGCAGCAGGGCACAGGTGGGCATAGATTTGCGTGGTGGTCTCATTGGCATGGCCGAGCAGCTTGGACACCTTCGAGAGGCTCACGCCGGCCTGCAGCAGCCGCGAGGCGAACGTATGGCGGAACGTGTGCGGCGTGACGCGGCCCATGCGCTCCTCGTCATCGTTCAGGCCGCACATGTCGATGTGGCGCTGGATCGCTCGGGTCGCATGGCCTCGCGGCGCATCCTCTGTCGAGTCGTAGTGCCGGCCGCCGTTCTCCAGTTTCGGAAAGACGTAGGAGGACAGGACGCCATCCCCCTTAAGTCGGGCACGCCGTGCGGTCAGCATCTGCAGCGAGCGGCGCGGGAGGACCCAGAGCGACTCGTTGTCCACCTTCGAGCGGTAGAGGTTGATCGTGCCCGACGTGAAGTCGATCATGTCCCAGCGGACCTGTGCGTCCTCGTTGTAGCGTGCGCCCGTGTCGAGCAGCAGCAGCGTCAACTCAAAGGCGTCGACAGCGCTCGCATCGCCCTGACGGCGTTCAGCGGTAGCTGCGAGTGCAGCCAGCAGCCGTGTTTCCTCATCGATCGTCAGCCAGCGCAGCTTGCCCTTCGACTCCTTCATCTTGAGCGAGGCGATTCGGTTCTTCTTGTTGCTCCAGACGATGGGCGGGTTCGGTGTCACGACCGCCAGCGATGGCGCGTAGCCGATCAGACTCTGCACCAGGGACATCTCGCGGTTCACGGTTGCCGGCGCGACGCCTTCGGACATGCGAGCCGTCTTGAGGCGGGTGAGCATCTCCTGGGTCAGGTCCTGGACCAGGAGGTCTTTGGGCAGGCCAGCGCGGGCGCCCTCGACCAGGACCCACTCGTTGCCCTGCCGCTGAAGCTCGTCGCCAAACAGCTTGCGAACGCGGCTGACGTTGTTGCGGTAGTCGGTGTGCTCGGTCTCGGAGGCCTTGAGCCACTCCTGGGCCAGCCAGTGCAGCGTGGCCCTCTTGGCGCCCAGGCGCTTGCGCTCGTGGTCTTCCTTGACCTCCTGACGGCGCTTGACCTCATAGGCATTGGCCTCGGCCTTGTTGGTGGTCCCGGTGCTCTCCTGGTAGCGCTCGCCCTTGTAGACGAACTCCATCCGGTAGATGTTGGAGCCGGGCCGCTTGAAAACGGTCATGTGTCCTCCTTCAGTGAACGGTGTGAACAAGGCCTGCGGCCGTGGTGAGGCTCATGAACCACGCAAGCACGCGCTCTGCGGTGTACTCGTCGTAATTCAGGGTCATCAGTTCGAGGCCCGAGTAGGTCCGGAGGCTGAAGCCCTCGGGGGCGAACTCAGCAAGCATCTCGACGCGATGGGCGAGCACCGTGAACCACGGGCAGTACTCATCGTCGGTGCCGTCGTCGGTGATGCTGTCGGCGTACAGGACGCTCAAGTCATCGCGTAGAGCGCGTGCCAGTGGCGCGAGCTTCTCGACGGCGGATGGTTGTGTCGGGGCGGGGCAGCTTTTCTGCAGCATAGGGGTCTCGGCCGTGCACAGCGGCGTAGAGGTAGGGTTCCAGGTAGTAGAGGTAGGTCTCTGCAAGCTTCTTGGGGCTCACGCGGATGGCTTCAGCCCAGAGGGCGAGTTCTGCCGGAGGCAGCGCCGATACCCCTCTCTCGATTTGCGAGATCGTGGTTGGGTAGGCGTAGTCGAGGAGGGCAGCGAGGTCCAGTTGCGTCAGACCAGCGGCTTCGCGGGTCTCCTTCAGCCATGCACCGAAGCGCTTGCGCATGATTCGGGCGGTGTTAGACGTTGGGACGGTCATAGGGGCTCCGGTAAGGTGACGTTCAAAGTAGCTGAGGTTCCTATCGTAAGTCAAAAGCGTAGGCAAGTTGTGCTTTACCCCGAGCGGTCCCTCTAAGAGTCATAGAGGGACCTGACCTCAACCTGCGGGGGTTTATCGGTGCGAGGTAGCGCAGGTCGACTACGCAGCGTCCTTATCAACAGACCCGCTGGCCTCGCGCTGCGGCGCCGGTTTCCAGGGTCACCTTGATGACGCCGTCGAGGTTCACGCGGCGGTAGTCGCCGACATGCACATCCCAGACGGTCAGGTAGCGCCGGGTGTCATCGTGGTCCGGTAGGGGTTGGCAGACCATCGTGCGAGTCGTGCCGCAGGTCTTGGTGAAGGTGATTGCGACCAGGGTGCCGGGCAGGTCAGCGGCAGCGCAGAGCAGCTTGCGGTAGTCCTGGCGAGTCAGGGTGTCTTCGTACAGCCCCGCACGCTCCAGCATGAGGGCCGAGCGCCTCACGGCGTTCAGGGTGGCCTGCAACGGGATTGGCGTTGCGATGGTGGACGCAGCAGCAGCATGCGTGAAGTTTTCGAGTGCTAGTACGGTCATTGATCGTTCGAGAACGGGCAACAGCGCCCACGCAAACCCCTGCAGAGAGGCTTGCATTCGCGTTGTCGTGGTCGAGTCAGGGCGAACGGATGTCCGCCCCCTTGAGGAGGGCCTAGAAGGCTGTCCGCGCCGTGTTGGCGGGCCTAGAAATGGTGTTCACAAGCCACTCCTCTGTGTACTTGTGCTGACGCCGGGTCGGCGGTTCTCGCCGTAGGAAGTCCGGTCTGAGTCAGCAATTCCGCGTTTCGGAATGTCTCCAGTGTACTGTATGGGCATACAGTAGTACAGTGGTTTTCCCCCAACGCGGGGCGACATTCATCAACCCACTGGAGTAGCCGAAATGACCGTACCACCGACCCTAAGAGAGACCTACGAACGCTGGACCTTTACGTACTACGTGGCCCTCCCGCCTTACCCAGGCGGTCCCTGTTGCGCTTGCGCAGATGTGCATGAGGGACCGAAGCACAAGAGGCAGTTTTGGGGCTCTGTCCAAGAGACCCAAGTTGCCACGCTCCAGCATCTAAGGGGCTACTGCGAGGAGTACGTGAAGGACTTAAAAGACCCCGGACGGATCGAGCGCCGTAACGCCCGAACCATCGGGGATCGGATCAAGAGTGGGCAGGCCGGGGAGAAGGGCGTGCGCTAGTCCCTTTTGCAATGCGTTCGTCGTACATTCTGGCTTTCAACTGGAGGGGGTAGCGCATGATCGATATGGGGCAGATACAGGCCGCGATAACCGGCCTCGGCGCGGCGAAGGAAGTGGTCAAGGTGGCCTTCGACGCAAAGGTGGACCAGAGCGCCTCAGCGAAAGTCGTCGAGGCCATGAGCCGCTTGGGTGAAGCCACTGACACGCTGTACAAGCTGCGCGACGAGTTGTTCCGTCTGCAGCAAGAGAACACCGAGCTAAAGGCGGCGGCAGTAGATCGTGAGGCATTCAACTTGGAGAAGGCCAAGTACGAACTCTCGAAGACCCCCGGCGGTGCCATCGTGTGGCACTACAAGGAGCAGCCCGAGCACTATGCGTGTCCAAGCTGTATGAACGCCAAGCGCATCGAGATACTGCAGGACAACCGCACCAGTCGCGGCAAGTTCCGCTGTGTGGCCGCAGGTTGCGGGGCGGAGTACCCGATCAACGTCCAGCAAAAGCCGGATTACGAGTCGGCTATAGCGAACGCCGGCCCACCGCGTGGTCCAGCAGGATGGATGAGGTAGGCAACAGCGCCCACGCAAACCGCCTACGGTCTCCCATAGGCGCGGCTTGCATTCGTGCTGTCAGTCGAGGAGGTGAGCGAACAGAGGCGACACCAGCAGCGCCGCGACGCATGCGGCTTGCAGGAGGTCGCGGGCGTGGCGCTTGAAGCGCTGCATGCGCAGTTCGTGGCGCGTGGGGAGGCGGTAGCGGCGGCCGGTGTGCGTGGTGAACATCAGGCGGCGTCCTCGGCGTCGTAGGCATCCCGGAGCGCGTCGGGACACACGTAGTAGTGGTCCGCTGCCTTCGGGTGCGCGTCGGGATACTCCCAGCCTTCGCGGATTAATTGCCGCAGGTAGGCCAACGCAGAGCGGACCAGATAGGGCGATGTCGAGCGGCGCGGCATTACGCAGCCTCCAACTGGCCGGCGCATTGCAGGGAGTGCATGAGGCACTCACCGTATTCCTTTGCAGCGGCGGCATACGTCAGGCCGCTGGTGCGCTGCTCCCCGTAGACCACGGTGAACAAACCGCGCGGCTCGACCAGTAGAGCAACAGTGCATTGGCCCTCAACCGTTTCGGTGTGGGCAGTAAAAGCGCGAGGCATGAATTGGTTCCTTCATCGGGCAACAGCGCCCACGCAAACCCACGCACCTACGGTCTCCCGTGGCGTGGGCTTGCATTCGTGCTGTCAGGGGTTGGGGCGGGCGTGGTGGATCACGGCGCGACGCACTAGGACGGTCCCGGCGCGGTAGCTGTCGCCGAAGAGCGTGGCGCCCATGAAACCGCGCCCGATGTCCTTGGCGCATACGGTGCGCAGCTGGCCGCCGATCTCCACGGTGTCGCCTGCGCGGATGGCGCTGACGTGCGTCGCTTGGACGGTGTAGGTGACGCTCATTGCTCGGCCCTCCACTCGTTGAGGACGAATGCGCGGGCGCTCTCGCGGGCCGCGCAGTGCGCAACGAGCGCGATTACGTATTGCTCGGCGGCGTGGCTGATACGTCCGCATTCAGCAAACGCCGATGCGGCGCCGGTCAGGTAGCAGGCATTTCGCTCGCGCACATCGGGCGTGATGTAGGCGCGGCAGTTGTTGGCAAGGTCTTTGCGGAGCGACAGGGGCAAGGTGGCCCAGGTGTCGCGGAATTCTTGGATGTCCATTGGTGACCTCACAGCCAGAAGAACACGAGGCCCCAGAAGGTCCGCGAGCGGCGGCCTACGGGTTGACGCATGGGGCGCGGGCTGACAAAGGCGAAGCCCTCGACGTTCGCGGTGTATTCAGAGCGGCTCATGGCTTAGACCTCCTCGCCGGGGTTGCGCTGATCGGGAGCGGCGCGGCGGACAAGGGTTGTCCAGTGCATTGGCACGTCCCTACGGTCTCCCTTCCAGTTCAGGGCGGCCCAGGTGTGCGAGGTCTTCACGTAGACCACGTTCGGGGCACCGATGCGGGTGAAGCGTTCACCGGGCACCAGGGCGGCCAATTCGACGATGTCGGGAGTGCTCATGGCTTAGGCCTCCTCGTGCGTGGCGAGCCAGTCGGAGAGGTCCGGGAAGTCGGGGTTGAAGGGCATAGCGATTCCTTTCGTTGGTTGCGGGTCAAAGCGCCCGCCACAGCACCCGCGAGGCGCTGTAGCTGGAGTTTTGGTGGGTAACTTGTGCTATTTCAGGCCGAAGCAAGGACGGTCCTCTGGCGTGCAAATCGCGAGGCAAGCGGGCCATGTACGACGATGACGGGGGAAGCCTTGGCACCGCCGCGTTGCGAGCCATCGCAGGCCCCGCAGTCGGCGCAGGTCTTGCGCTTGCCTGCCTCCTCAGAGGCGGGACATGCAAACTCGCGTTTGCCTACGGGTTCATCTGCAGTGCGAATGCGGAAATAGCGCAGGCCGGAAGCGTGAGCGATGGCAGCCTCGGCGATGCTGTCGGCCGAGGCCATGCACAAGCGCATCACGCGCTGGCGCTGGTCCGCGCCTACGGCCTCATTTCGCCATTGGTGGGAGTAGCCGGTGCGGCCAGCGGCCTGGGCGGTGAGGTCCTCCCAGACTTGTGCAGGAACGGCCATCGGATCGCCATAAGTGCCGAGGCGCACCATGCGGCCAGCGACTAGCGGGGCGACCAGTGCCGCATCGGCGGTCGGGTAGTTGCCGCGATGGAAAGCGCGATAGACCGACAGAGGGCCTTGGAACGTCCGCACGTAGCAGGCGCCACCAAGGGCAGGCCGGTGCTTGCAGTCCCCACACACTGAGGCGTCCTGTCCAGTCTTGAGGGCCGTATGCGGCTCTACGTCATCACGCATGATGAACGTTTGCACCATGTCGCCGGTCTTTTCGTTGCGGCTCGAAGTGATCGCGATTGCGACGATGGGGGCGCCGTCCAGTAGCGAGGGACCGCGATAGATCACATAGCCGGTTGGAGTCTTGTTCATGGTTGTCCTTTCAAGGGTTGTTGATTGCGCTATGCGCACTCGAAGGAATGGGCATAGGGCAATGCACGTGAGCAACCTGTGCTACATGCAGGCCAAAAAAAAAACAGACTCGGTAGGTTGTTAAGGAACGTCGCCGGGCGATGCCGGGCCGCTAGGGCCTTGCCTGACTTCGTGGGCTCTGCGTCTGGGCCATCCGGCCCGCCTGCGTCACCCCGTCTGCGTCAGTCGTTGCGATCAACGTGGGATGAAATATAGCATGAGTTGATTACGTCAATTCAAACCATATCCGACTAAACCGCAGGGACATAGCGCAAGTTGCTTAGCTGCTTGGCGACTACACCGCAGGCGGCCCAGGTGTTCCCGTGCGGCTCTGCGTGGCGCTAGCGAGGCGAGGGGAGGCATAGGGCCGCATGGGAGCCGCCGGGAGTGCACAGGACGGCCCAGGAGGCCCGGGCGGCCCAGGTGTCCCAGGTCAACCCGGCAGGACCAAAAAACAGTAGCTCGCGAGTGCACGCGTTTGCACAAACGAGCCACGAAGGGCGCCCAGGCGGTCCCAGGTGCTGCGCCGCGATGCCCAGGGCTGCACGGACTGCCCAGGTGTCCCAGGCCCTCCAGCAACGGCCCTTTGCACGGGCATCGTTTCTAGAGTCCGATGATCGGTAGGCCAGCTACAGAGGGGAGAGAGCCCCGAACATGGTGCAGGGTAGGGACTGCAGGTAGGGGATTCGGTGCAGCAGGGTGCCCAGGGACTGCCCGGGCGGCCCAGGACGGGCGAGGAGGGCCGGGGAGACCCAGGGGCTCGGCGCTGCCAGGGGTGACCCCACCCCCACGGGGGCGCCTGCTTGCGCGGCGGGGCGAAGCAGTGGTCACGAATCTCCGGGAAGTTTTTGAGCCGGCATGTAGCATGAGTGTTTCACGTGAATAATTGATGGGTCCAGGAGGGGCGCAATGGGGCCTAGAAGCGGCGTTCGTTGCGCCGGAAGGTGAAGGGTGCGGCGGGCCTTTGATGAGGCTCTATGCGGCTTGTACGATCAGGGCCATGAAGGCCAAACTCACGTCCATGCTCATCGCGCTCGTAGCGCTTCCTGCGACCGCACAGGTTCCTCCGTCGCCCCAGGTCATCGCAATCGCCGCAGCGGCCTCTCCGAAGGTTCCGGCGGATCGGAAGCAGATGGTGCAGAACCTCTGCCAGCAGCCGCCAGATCAGGCCACCGTGACATACTGTGTCATGGAGGCACAGAACGGTATGGCTGCGCTCCTGGAGAACTACCGACAGAGGCCCATCAAATGAAGCTGGTCTGGGGTGTCCTATTGGCTCTCGCGTCAGTGTGCGCCCAGGCACAGCGTCCCAACGGGAGCATGCTTGGCGCCGGAACGGTCACGTGCGGCGAGTACGCTCAGGATCGCGCACGAGGCAACCCAGCCGCCACGATGCAGTACGCCGCATACACCCAGGGTTACCTTAGCGCGTGGAATCGCCACTCATCGACGCAGTACGCGCAGATCGAGAACATCCCAAGGTACGACACGATCTACCTTTTCCTGGATCGGTATTGCCGCGACAACCCACTCGACATGGTGCAGAACGCCGTCGACGCTTTACTGGCGGACCTGGGAGGCTACCGCTTCCCTTACCTGAAGAACAAGCGGTAGCTCAGTGGATGGTCACCCTGTAGACCACATAGTCATCCTCGTCGTCCGGTGCATCCATCTGGAATAGCCGGGAGTCCCCGGCTTTCATGCGCTCGTGTGAGCGGATGAACCGTTCCAGTTCAGCATCCTCCTCAGCCTCTCGCATCGCTGCGACGGCCTCGTCTACGTCCTGCATCAGCGAGGACTGCAGGTAGCTCACGGCACCCGCCAGGGCGTCCACGCGGTCATCGTGCGTCAGGCATCCCTTCTCCCGGCTGATGTGGGTCAGCTGGTACATGAGGACGCTGTCGCGGGCCACGCGCTCGTCAACGACCAAGCGGTGCAGGGTCATGACGGGTTCGAGGGTGTCGATGATTCGCACCTCCTTCTGGTTGCGACTCCACTCGGCTTCCTCCACTGCGCACCCTGCGGTGTCCCCAGGCTTCTTAGGCGGCCAGACCTTCGACAGGACTGGCTGGAAGGCAGCGATCCAGACGCCGCCCGCGAAGTTGGGCTCGACCTGGATGGTGGCGACGTTGTGCGTCTTGGCCGCCGTTGCGACACGGAGCATGGCCTCGCCAGGATCACCAGCGAAGCCGTCGACCTCCGTGACGTACAGCATGCCGTTCAGGACCTTCACGACGGCCCAGGCGGTCTCGTCCTTCCCGCGACCCGATGGGTCAACGAACAGAACACTCTGCTCGAACTCGACCCAGTCAGGATCGACGAACAGGGGACCGAGCCAGGAGTCGCCTGTGAAGCCGAAGTTCGGCAGGTCAGGGCGCTTGTTCTTGCCCTGGGAGTCATTGCCCCACTGGACGACCTTGGGCGCCTTGAAGGCGTTGACGGCCATCACGATCAGGTCATTGAGCTTGAGCGGGTAGCGTTCGGCGTCGCTCAGGCTGGTGTCCAGCTGGAACTGCAGAGCGAAGTAGGCGCGGCCCTTGGACTCCCGGTTCAGGAGTTCCATCTCGTTGAAGCGATCCGGGTCCGTGGGCTTCCAGGCCAGCGAGGGGTTCTGGTCCACTGCTCGCGCCCGAGGGCATAGGCAGTCCAGCTCGTAGCCGCCCTCGCGGGTGATGACATAGCTGGCCCGCTTGTCGGGCATGGGATACCGGGCCGGCAGAATCCAGCCCATGAACCCCTGGTCCTTGATGAGCTTGGTGTAGATCGACTCTTCGGTCTGGGGCGTGCCCAAGCCGATCACGTCGGCCCTACCGGTCACCTTGATCGCGGAGAACTCGTTGGTCTTGTGCAGGAGCCTCTCGCGGGCCTCGACGGTCCGGGAGTTGTCCGTGACCTCAATGTCGTCCGCGATGATGAGAGTGGCACGGGAGCCCGTGATCTGGCCGGTGATACCGGCGGCCTTCACGGATGGCGACTGCGAGATGCTGGCGCCGTTCACGTCGAACGCATAGGCCGTGTCGCGCTGGTCCTCGCGAGGGCGAAGATGCGCGAAGCGGTCCATGGTGTTCAGGAGGGTCTTCGTCATCGAGACGAATTCCTTGGCCTTCGTACCGGACGCGGAGACCACCAGGACCTTCTCGTCGTAGGGGTTGCGCTCCAAGCGCCACAGCACGTAGGCCGAAGTCAGGTAGGACTTGCCGATGCCTCGAAAGGCCTCCAGGACATCCTCGCGGCCCAGGGGGTTGGGCTCATGCAGGCGGGTCCAGCCGGCACGGTCTGGCTCGACCTCCTCGGGGCCGAACCACTCGCGGTGGTTACCCTGCGGGTCGATCCCGTAGCCGGCCCAGCCGTGCTGCAGGAAATAGGCGATGTCGTATTGCGCCGGGGTCGGCGCAGGCAGCGCAAGGTGCTGCCACACGAGGTAGGCCATGTTGCGGAAGTCCGCAAGCACAGGGTCCTCGTGGTCCCACCACCAAGCGCGATAGGGGCGCTCGGTGGTGTCGTGGGACTCAGGGATCACTGCGGACGGCCGAAGGGCAGGCCCTTACCTTTCGTCTGCATGAACTGGTCTAGCAGCCCGCCTTCACGTGGCTTGCCAGTCTGGGGCGTCTTGGGATCGCCTCCGCCCGCTAGGTCCTTAAGGTATGCGCGGACCACGGAGAGGAAGCTGGCCTCGGGCGGGCCGGTCAGGAGTTCACCGGAGACCGGGTCCTTCACGGGACCGTCCTTGGTCACCAGCGGCTGGGGTTTCAGGCCCTTGATGATCGCGTCCTCGAAGGCTTCGCGGATCGCGACTTCGTTGGTCTTGTCGGTCATGGGTTCTTTCTGGGGTGGCTGATGAGCCACCGCGCGAATTCGGGGTTGTCGCGGAGCACCACGGTCAGCCCAGTGGCGAGTGAGCGCACGTAGTCCTCCTCGACCTCGCCGCCGTACTCGCGGCCCTGAAGGGCGCGGATGGCGTGCATGAGTTCGTGGAGGGCCGTGTCGCGGAGGTCGAAGGCCGTCATGTCGTCCCGCAGGTCGACACGGCGCGGCTCCTCGTGCCACTCGCCGTAGGCGTCAGGCATGTCGGCGCGGGGCCGCATGCAGAGGGTCACGGACTGCCCCAAGACCCCCAGGAGTGCTGGGGGCGCCTTGGGACGGGCCGGCATCAGTTCGTGCCGGACTTGAGGTGGATGAGCTTCTCCAGGAACTGCTCACCGAACACTGCGCTCGCAGCTGCGAGGCCGATCACGGCCAGCTGGCTCAGGCCAGGTATGAATGCCAGGAGGGACCCGGCGGCCACAGCGAGTCCTGCGCTGACGAGGGCGCGGCCGAGCACGAGGCGCCAGGACAGCTTCTCGTTGGAGGCCAGGAGTTTGCCCAGGCCGACAACGAGGCCCACGACGACCAGGGCGATCAGGGTCTCGCGGAGGGACAGGTCATCGGTCAAGGATTACTCCTTCTTCCGGGTCGGCTTGGCGGCCTCGGGCTTCACCGGAGGGTACGCGGCACCGACGCCGCCGACGCCGGCCTCGGCCAGCTTCTCCGCGATGCTCTCGCCCTCGGCGACATCCACGGTGAGCACGGCAGAGCCGTTGTAGTTGGTGGCCTCGCCGGGGAAAGCGATTGCGGTGACGTAGCCGTTGTGGGCAAAGACGGTGATCTTCATTGGGATTCGGGGTAGGTGATGGAGAGAGGCGGCATCAAAGCGATTGCCTCGGGGATGCTGGGGATGTCGCCGGTCGCGAGGACCTCGTAGGCCTTCGTCCAGACAGCTGAGCGCCACAGGAAGAAAGCCTCGGCCTCTGCGGCGAACTTGGGATTCGGGTCGCCCCGGTAGGTGATCGCGGACGCGATGCTGTCGTAGTTGTGCGCTTGAGCGCCCTTGTCGAGTTCCGCCTGGATGGCAGAGATCAGGACCGGCGTAGGGTCCACAGGCTCTGCAGGCTTACGCGCGGGGAGCCCATCGACCACTTGGATCGCCCAGCCTTGAAGGGACTGGTAGAGGTCATCGGTGATGGCCTTTGCGTCACCGGGCATGTCGTCGCCGTGGACCTCGTGGCAGTAGAAGCCCATGGTGCTGGGCGAGAAGTACATTTGCATTTAGTTCTTTCAGTATCCGACGGCGATCCAGGTCACGGACTCGCTTGCGGCGCCCCAAGACGCCCCGCCGTTGCCCGTGTAGCGCTTCGCTAGGATGAAAGCGTTCGCGCCAATCGACGCAGCTTGGAGTTTGACGATGGAGGTGGACACTGTGCTGTCGTACAGCGTCGCCGTTACAGCCATACAGCCCGTGGGGAACACGATTGGGAACGTCAATGTGGCGTCGCCGGCTGCGGACGAGAATCCCCACTGGATGATGAGACCCGAGGGGAGCTTCTGCCAGCCAGTGGATGGGGAGCCCTCCAGGCCGACGATGCCTCGGTTGAAGGCCACCTTGCCATCCGTGCCGACCGTGAAGATGTCCTGGGTCGTCGCGTCGGGCAGGCCACGCGCGAGCTTCATCGTGCCGTTCGGGACTGGGGGAGTCTGCAGGGTGAAGTTGTTGGTCGCGGTGTTGCTGATGCCCACTTGGTGGGCGCGTACGATTACTTGGCTCATTTCCCGAGAACGAAGTACCAAACACCTTGCGCTCCTGATGGCGAGGCATTGGTTAGGTAGACAGAACTGGTGTTGGCGAATGAGATTCCGAGGACTGCATTGGAATAGCCGGGACCCGCGACTGTCGCCGAGGCAGCGATGCCCCCGGTGGTGAACGCGATGGGGAGAGGAATCTGCACCTGTGCGTTGCTCCCTGGGACGGTCGCGTAGCCCCACTGCATGATGAGACCGCTTGGCAGCTTCTGCCAGCCGCCTTGAACCAAGCTGGCCCCGAACTCGTCGGCAAACATCTTCATGGTCGCAACGGTGCTATCGCGCTGACCTGCGACTGTGCCGCCAGCCACGAGCTTCATCACGTCCGAGCCATTGACTTGCAGGTAGCCATCGTTGGATGTCCCTGCGCGTATCGAGATGCTCATGTCAGGCTCCTACGGCAAACCATGTGATAGCTTCCCCAGCGACCCCCGTGGTCCCATTAATCACGTACCGACGACGAACGTCGAACCCAGCCGCGCTGTAGGGGCCGATGATGGCGGAGATGACCGTGGTGTCGGGGGTGCTCGGGCCGTAGATCGTCGCGGAGACCGAGTAGCAAGCGGTAGGAAACGCTATGGGGAAGCTGATCGACGACACGCTACCGGTGGGGGCACTGAAGCCCCACTGGATGATGAGGCCGGATGGGAGCTTCTGCCAGCCCGTCCCCGCCTTGCTGGTAAGGAATTCGTCCGCGAACATCTTCATGGTCGCGACAGTGTTGGAACGCTCTCCCACGCTGGGGCCGTCCCCTTTGAGGATGATGCTCAAATGATTGTCCAGGTAGAGCCATCGGGGACTGTGTAAGACGAGCCCTCGGCGAACTTGAGCGGACCCGTTGAACTCGCGTTCTTCCCGGTGGTGCCCACGTAGACGCCAGTGATGGTGTTGGTGTTCTCGTAGAAGGCGTCGTCGTTTCCACCGCCTGTTGCGCCTCCAAGGGAGCCCCACGTCGTCCCATTGCCGCCCTCGTAGCGCTTGGTCTCCTTGTTGAACCGGAGATTCCCTTCGTCCGGAGCAGTTCGCTGGGCGGTGGTGCCTGAGGGGATCGACGCCGCACCCGTGTTGCTGGTCTTCTGTACCGAAGACGCAAGGTCGGCCTTGAGCGCCAGGGAGCCAGCGACTGTGGTCTTGTCGGCCTTGAGGTCCAGGGCGGCCTGCGCGGCGGTCGAGACCGGGAGGTCAGCTGGGGCCTTGTTGGCGACGTTGCCAAGGCCCACGTCAGCGGCGGTGAGGACCGCGATGCCAGTGTGACCGTTCACGGACGTGACGGGACCGCCAGCGATGCTGGCTGCAGATGCTGCAGCAGCGGAAGCGGACTGGGCCGCTGCGGTCTTGGAGCCGTCCGCGCTCGACGCACTGGCGGCTGCATTGGTCTCGGAGGTCTTCGCGGCCCCCTCGGAGGCCAAAGCGTCCGCAGCCGAACTGGCCGCCTGCGACGCGCTTGTCGCCGCAGCGCCGGCCCGGCCGTCAGCGAATGAGGCACTGGAGGCCGCGCTGCCCTTGGACGATTGGGCGTCTGCTGCGGATACAGCAGCGTTCGCCTCAGAGGCCGCTGCAGCCTGCTTAGATGCGAGGGCAGCAGCAGCGGATGCAGCGGTCGCAGCCACAGAGGCCAAGGCAGACTCAGCGGCCTCGGGGACCTGGGAGTACAGGGCGATCAGTTCGGCGACCTGACCCGCCAGGACTCGCATGTAGCTCTGCGTGGGGACGATGACGTAGGGGACGCCCGTGGCGTCTGCGCCCGAATAGGGGGTCGCCAGGGTCAGCGTGAAGTCCGAGCTTACGTTCTGGATTTCGTAGAGGGCGCCGTCAGGCCCCAGGAGCGCCTCGCCGGGCTTGACCTTGGAGACCCACTGGGTCCCGACGCCGAGCACGGCTGCGCTGCCGGTGGTCACCTGGACGGTGCCGGCCTTGTACCAACTCATGTCGGTCCTTTCGATTAGGGAATGTTGTCGAGGCCAACAACCATGTAACGGTTGTCGATGCCATTACTGCCGGAGTACGTCCAATCGGCCGGGAAAACGCCGGCCTGAGAGAAGGGACCGGAGGCGTTGCTTGCGACCAACTGATTCTCGGTCGTCACGCTGTTCCCAGTCACCCGTACAACACCCATGGTTTGACTTATGAACGCCATGAAATCTGGCTGCGTGCCGACGTTCGTGTACTGGATGAAGCGCTCAATGGCGCTGTACGTCTGCCAGGGGATCACGGCCACGTTGTTGTTGGCCCAGTACGTCGGCCCGCCCGTTCCGTCGTGGGAGCCCAGGACGTTCATCATGGGCCGCCCTGTGTCGTAGATGAGTGACTGGTTGCCGTCGAAAACCTGGAGCCCGTAGTTGAGGCCCGAGGGCTGGTGCGGGGCGAATATCCAGCAGTCGATACCCACATAACCGTTCGTGCAGATGAAGGTCACAGTGTTGCCATTGCGGCCTAGGACGGCGGCCCAGTTCCCGCCCTGCGGGCGAAAGGCCAATATCTCGCCCGGATACACGGTGACGCTGCCCGTCGACGTGTTCATGTGGGTGTTGTAGTTGTTCGGACCAGTCGAGATGGTCTGCTTGCGCAGCAGTGTTACGTGCGGCGTCGTACCGTCGATCTGGACGTGCCCACTGTCGCCGAAAACTTCGAGGCCAGCGGTCATCAGCGGACTCCGAAGTAGACCGTGCAGACGTTGGTCTGCCCGTAGGGTGGCGGTGCTGGTCGTGTGACGATCATCTGATTTCCTGAGAATTCAATGCGGGGCGCGGTGGACTGGGGGACCACGTCGTAGTCTCCGAATGCGAAGTTCGATCCGTCGAAAACGTAGAAGGCCCAGGGGATGCCTGTGGTGAGGCGACCATCCGTGTAGACGGATCGGCCCAGTCCAGGCTGCACGGCGCCGATCTGACGTGCGACACGGAAGTTCGTGTCGAACGTGAGGACGCCGTTACCGTCCCACACCTGGAGACCGGCGGGCATTACCAGACCCCCATGCGGACACGGAGTCGGTTGTTCTCGTCGTAGACCAGCGTCTGCGACCCGGTGATGACCGTGCGCAGCCCATTGGGGTTACCGGACACGAACGTCCCGAGGTTCGCCGAGAGGGCCGAAATGCTCGGAGTGCTGATGCCCTCGGGCGTGATCTGTGTTCCCAGGCCGCTTGGTCCCCAAGGGGACAGGCGGGTCTGGTTTGGTCGGGCCACGGCGACCATAGGGGCCACGAACATGCACCAACTATCACCACCAGTCTTGGTGGGCCCCTTGAATACACGGAGGTAGCACGACGCGGCAGTGGCGGGGGCCACTGCGAAGCCTCCCAGCCTCTTGTAGAGACCGAAGGATGGTCCGCCGGCTGGCCCCTGGTTGTTGCGCTCAGTCGCCTCGGTCCCGCTGAGTTCCGCCCCGTTCACATCCCTGAAGACGATCTGGAGAAAGTTCTCGCAGCGGTGCGCCCCGATGTACGCCGAGAACTCGTAGCGCTCCCCGGCCGTGCAAGGGATGTCTGCGCTGCTCAGCAGGCTGTAGTAGGTGTTGATCGACCCACCGAGCGCGTAGGTGTCGGTCTGGTGGAGGGCGGCGTAGTTCAGGCCACCGGGCTGATAGTAGGTGCCAGCGCCATTCACCACGTATTGGTTGGAGGGGATGTTGCCGCCACCGGCCCAGCCCTGAAACGCCGACGTGAACTGGGACTGCTTCAGCAGGTTCACTCCCAGGTTCACGTCGAGCTTCTCGGTCGTGACGGCGCCAGCCTTTATCAGGTCACCCGTGATCGTGTTGGCCGCGATGCTGCGGCCTTCGATGCTTCCGTCCACCAGAATGCGCCCGGGGTACGTGCGGTCCCCCATGGTGTTGGATGAAACAACCAGGGTAGGGGAGCCATCGACCAGCCCGGCGGACAGGATGGGCTTCGGAGGCGCGTCCAGGTTGTCGGCCGCGACAAACACGAGGCGGTCGGCCTGCATGATGATCTCGGATCGCGACAGGTCGTTGTTCGCTGTGGCCGCCAGCCCGATGCCGGCGAAGACGGGCTTGCCGTCCGCGCGTTGCACCTGGGCCTTCATGGTCCACTGGGCGCTCAGGCCGGTCACCTTGTCTGCGGTCACAGACATTTCCTCGACAAGCTGCGCGAGATCGCCATCAATGGCCGCCTGGAGCGTTGTGATTTGCTCGGCCATCGCGGCGTCAGCAGCCGCTCGGACTTGCTGCTCGGTCTGGATGATGGCCTGCAGGTCGTCGCCGACCTTTACCTCTAGGGTCTCCACGCGCTTCGCCATCGCCACCCCGTTCTTCACGGACGCGATGGCACTTTGGATCAGCGAGGCGCTCAGGGCTTCGATCTCTTCGTCACCGCCCTGGTCACCCGTGGTGTCGATGGCGTCGACCTTCGCTTCCAGGCTGTCCACGCGGCTCGCTTGCGCCGAAGTGGCAGTGACCAGCGTGGCGATGCTGGAGTTGACCGCAGCCGTCAGGTTCGACTGCTTCACCTCGACGGCGTCCACTCGGGACGAGAGCGTTCCGGTGGTGGCGTCGAAGTTGTTGACGGCCTCGGTGATGGCGTCGCGCAGCGCGGCGCCTTCGTTCTCCGCAGTGGTCATGCGGGTGCCGAGTTCGCCGATAGTCTGCAGACCGGACTGCAGCAGCCCCTGGGAGTACTGCAGAGAGTCCAGGGCGCCCGAGATCGTCTCGATCTCGTTGACTACCACCTGGACTGCTTGGGAGACGCTGCCGGCGATGCCGCCCGAGCGCTCCTGAATGAGGAAGAGGACCTGCAGCCGCGCACGGTTGAGGTCCTGGGCCGAGAGGTTCGAGGCATCCTTGAACTCGGCAAAGGACACAAGGTCCGGGGTGACCCGGAAGATTTTGAGCTTCTCACCCTGCGGCAAGGGTTCGCCGAACAGGGTCTTCACCTCGACTTCGTAGTCGCCAATGAACTTGAACAGGGCCGGTGCCGTGTCTCGCGTCACCATGATGTGGCTGCGGTCCAGGTACGGCCAGTTAAACGTGAAGCGGGTCTGTGACCCGTCCGTGGTGTAGGTGGTGAGCATCGTTGGTTTAGGACGGTGCTCACGCACCCATCACGGTTGATTGCCAAAGAGGCGGTTGAGAACGTCGTACTGCTGACGCATAGGGACGAGGGTCTTGGCCTTCTTGCCTGCGTCGGACCACTCGCCACGCGCTGCGTCGGCGCCGAGACCGCTGAGGGTCTCGATGGTCCCCATGCCCGGGCCGAGCATGTTGGAGAGCCAGGAGTTCTGGCTGTACTTCGATGCGTTGCCGGCGACGGTGGGAGCCAGGAGCTTCACGCCAGCGTCCGAGTAGGAGCCGGTCCACCCGAGGATGCCGCTGCGCTGGATGATCGAATAGGCGTAGGCCTTCGACTGCCGGTCGGGCTTCTCGCCCTTGCGCCAGTACGCGATCTCTGCGGTCAGCACTCCGGCGGCGAGGGCCAGCGCTGAGGCTTGGTAGGCCTTGGCGTCCTTTGGGGTCAGGGCCATCCGCTGGGCGCCAGTGCGCATGAAGTTCGAGTAGAACTGGAAGGCATAGCTCTGGAACTGGAGGAACAGCTTGCCGTACCACTTGTCCATCAGCAGGGGCTGGTGGCCCATGCCGCTGGTGTAGCTGGCGCGGCGCTGTGTCTTCTCCAGCGCAGTCGTGAGCAGGTCGGCCATCTCGGCGCCATCGGGGTCCTTGACCCACTTGTGCATGTTCGGCGACACGAGGCCATTCTCGTGAACGGTCGCGTGCTCCTCGAACATGGCGCCGAGGCGCTTCGCTTCGTTCTGCCCGATCCCGAGGGCGAGCAGGTCCGCTTGCTTTCCGGCGCTGAGGCTCGACCATTCCTTCTTCGTCCACTCGGCGAGGTTCGCCAACTGCACGAGGCCCGCACTGCGACGCACGGAGTCCGAGAAGCCGCGCAGCAGGGACAGGGCGTTCGCCTTGTCGGCCGCAAGGCCCAGGTACTTGTCGACCTTCCCGGTGATCTCGCGAGTCCTGCCCGTGCCGAAGCCGATCAGGTCCGCTGCTGATCCGCGCCCGAGAGCGCGGTCGGAGGTCGCCATGTGCGCCGCGTTCTCGAAGCTGCCGAGAATCTTGGCGAGTTCCTTCATGCCCGGGTCGCCCTTGCGGGCCTGCTCCAGGATGTAGCGGAAGTCCTTGCCGGCCGTGGCCGCGAACTTCATGAAGCCGCCAGCACCACCGCGAGCCGCCATCGCCGCCGTTGCGATGTCGCCAGCGGCGCCGAAGATGAAGCCGCCCATATACCGCAACAGGCCGATGCGTCCGATCTTGTCGGCGAACCACGTGAGCCCGTTGTTGTCAGTCAGGTCGTGGCGACCCTTGATGCGGTCCCAGCCGGCGACGATGTCCTCCTCGTTGGCCTTGCGGGCCTTGTTGAGGCGGGCGATCTCCTTGGGGTCTGAGGACTTCTCGATGAGCGCTTGGTAGTCAGCATTCATGTCGCGCAGCACGTCCTCGCGGGACTTGCCGCCGAAGGCCTTGTGCAGTGCGATCTCGCCGCCCATGTCTTGCGCATAGCGCTCCATCATGTGCGTCACGTCCGTCTCGACGAACCCGAGCTTCTTCAGTTCCTTCAGTTCCTGCGTCGACCACTCGATGGTCCGCTCCTGAAGCCGACCGGTTCTCGGGTCCCGATCCAGCAGCATGCCGCCGGGCGCCCGGTCCGCGCCGCGCATTGAGTCGACCCAGGAATCCACGTAGTGGGACAGTGGGGTCGACGCTTCGACGCGCTTCTGGCGGAACACCGCCTTGCGCAGCTGGCTCGTGGTTTGGGCCAGTTCCTTGCGGCTGACCTTCAGGCCCGCCCGGTTTCCTCGGTAGACCTCGCCAGCCTCACGCCACGCCTTGACGGCGTCTTCGTAGGCCTGCCGCAGGGCGTCCAGGCGCTCGCGCTCCATGCGGAGGGCTGACTCCAGGCCGGCCCGCTCAGCTGCTGTGCCGGCTTTCTGCTTGAGCTTTTCGCTGGCTTCCACCGCCTCGTTGACGAAGCGCAGCGCATCGCGCTGACCTTGTGCGGCTCGGTTGAGGTCCGAGACTGCGGCGCGATATTCGGCCATCGCGGCGTCCCGGGCGGCCCGTGCCTCTTCAAGCGCCTTGGCAGCTTGCGCCGCCTCGGCCTCGTTCTCAGCCATGCGGAGCACCGTGCGGCTCACGCCCACATCGACCCTTGCGGTATCGACGGCGGCACGCGAGCCCTGGAGGGCATCGGTCAGGTTCGAGATGTCGTTGCCGGCGGCCTGGGCCGTCCGCTGATTCCGCTCGGCCATGTCGGCCAGGGTGTCCAGAGTGCTCTTGTCGCCGTTCTCGGTGAAGCGCGAGTAGCGCTGCTCGATGATCTTGACGGCCTGCTCGGCCTCGTCGGCTGCTGCCCGCTTCGACGCGAGGTTGCGAGAGTGCCAGTTGGCCTCGACCTCGCGGACACGAGCACGCATCATCTTGAGGTTCGCGTCCTTCAGGTCCGCCTTCGCTGCGTCCAAGCCGTCCGAGATGGCCTCGAACTCCTGGGTGGCGCGAAGCTGCTTCTGCTGCGCAGAGATGACACGCTGCGCTGCCTCCTCGGCCGCCGCGTCTTCCATCGTCCCTCGCCAATGCGTGAGGATGTCGCCCTGCATTTTGAGGTCGCCAGAGTCGACGATGGACTTCCAGTCGGTGTGCGTCGGGCCGGCGGGCGCAGCCTCACCGGCCACAGGCTTCGCGTTCGGGTCCTTGATGTAGCCGTGTTCGATCAGGAACTCTGGACTCGGCTTCTCGGTGAAGTGGCGCAGCGCGATGGCTCGCATGGCGCCCTGGTTCTGGTCGATGGCCCGATTGATGTACATCATGGGCTTGCCGTAGTTCTGCTTGCGCAGTTTCGGATCAGCCAGCCCGATGCGCTCGGCCTCGTCCAGCATGGAGTCCATGAAGCGCGTCGCGGAGTCCGCAGCCTTCTTGACGCCGGTCAGGGCCTTCGCGGCTTCGGAGTCACCCATGCCCAGACCCTTGAGGGTTTCGAGCGCTTCCAGGTCTGCGCGGACGTTGTTGGTCATCCGGGCCGCCAGCTGCTCGTCGACGAGGTCGAAGAACGTCTGGCGCGGCAGGGCACGACGATCCACAGCGCCGAGGGTCGCCTGATCCAGCAGGCCACCGACCGTGTGGCCGAGGTTGCTGCTGCCCAGATCGACCGCCGTCTCGCGGAACGTGGTCTCCATGTCGCGAATCAGGGCCTGCCCCTCGTGCTTGTACATCACGACGTAGGCCTCAGCTTCAGGGGCGTGAGCGATGCCGCGTTTGTTCTTCTCCAGCATCAGACCGCCCAGGTCGTACAGCTGCGCGATGGCGGACTGCCCGCTGCCGCTGTACCCGTTCATGCGGCCGAGCGGCGTCGGGGCGCTCAGGACCTTGTCTAGGGCTGAGGAGACGCCGCCGCCCGTGGCAATGCGGTCGTCGCCAGTACGAGCCGCCATGGCCCCTGCAGAGCCGCCGACATGGCCCGCTTCCTCGGGCGTCTGGCCCGCGCGGTGCTCCACGGTCGGGTGCTCCGCTTCAACGCGCATGGGGTTCTCGGGATGCCCAGGACGCAGCGGGCTGTCTGGCGGCAGATGCCTGAACAGGGTGCCCAGGCCCGCGCCAATGAACGTGCCTGTCCCGATGTTCAGGAAGGCTTCCTCTGCCTTGCGAGTGGGGTCCATGCCCTGGAGGGCGACCTCAGCTGCCGCAGAGTCCAGGAGGCCTGTGACGCCGCCGACAGCGGCGCGAGTCGCGAGACTCCCAGCGCGGGTGCCAATACCGAGAGTGCCGAAGCTGAGGATCGTGGGGAGGTCCAGCAGGCTGACTGCCATGTTGGCGATAGTGCTGCCGCCATCGCCACGCGCGATGAGTTCTCGCGCCTCGATGTTCTGGCGGGCGACCTCGGCCTGCTGCTTGAACTGCGCTTCGCTGCGAACGTGATCGAACGTCCCCTGGGCCACGAAGGGCGCCAGGAAGCCGTAGCGCTCTCGGTTCTTCGCGAAGTACGAGAAGGGGTCGAAAGACTGCGAGGGGCTGTCCTCGCCGTCACGGGCTGCGAGGCCAAGGACGGACTGGCCGGTGATCGTCTCGATCTGCCACGTCGCATTCGCCACGTCCATCCAGTCGGGCGCAGAGAGGCGCTTGACGCGCTCGTCTTCCTGGACGCCGGTCTGCGGCGTGAGGTTTGTCGCTGGGCCGTTCTGCTCCGGCGCGAGGTCGACGATGGGGGAGGGGGTTGTTAGGGGAACCGCAGGAGCGGTCGTGGGGTTCGATTGGTCCATTGGTTCCAAAGAGGTCAGGGGTACTTGGCGAAGGGGAGTTGGAAGTGCGGACCGTCCCGCAGGGACTTCCAGTTACCGCCCCATTCCAGCGGGACCTTGAGTTGGTCCGCCGCCAGCGCCATCTCGACGTGCAGGCCGATGTACTTGGGAAAGTCCCAGTTCGCCGTGCCGTCCGGGTTCAGCACCACGAGGTCAACAGCGTGACCCGTGAGATGCCGAGAGTTCTGGGTCTGCGACTTGCCCGCCGCGACCAGCTCGCGCTGGCGCTCGGGAGTGCGGAGGCCCTCGGAGACTTGGAAGTTCACGCGGCCGGCGGCGGCGCAGCGCTCGACCACCTTGACGAGGTCGGGGTGCACGCCCTTCAGGCGCTCAATGCTTCGTGGGTTCAGGGTCATCAGTGTCGGTCTCGTGGGTTGATCTCGGCTCGCGCGACGGTCTCGGCCGTTCGGCCGGGGATGCGGTTGGTCGAGTTGTCGAAGTACTTCTCGGCGGCTGCGCCCATGAAGCGAGAGGCCTCGTGGTTCCGGCGCGAAGCGAAGCCGGGCGGGCCACTGCGACGAATCAGGTCCGCGACCTGGGTGTCCGGCTCGCCGCGCTTGATGGCGTCGACCACTGCCTTCGGGTTGACGCCCTGGTAGAGCATCGAGACCAAGGCCGCTCGCTGGTGATCGCGGATCGGAGTGCCGCCGAGTTGCCGCTCCAGGATCGCGTTCTTCTGAAGGATCATGTATTCCTGCAGCGCTACAGCGTTGGCCTGGGAGATGGGCTTCCGCCCGTTGAGAACATCCTCGTAGGCAGGCCCGTCCCGGCCGACTGCGGCCTCGTACAGTTCCCGCCCGCCGGGCTGGGTCAGGTTGAAGCCGTAGCCCACGCTGACTTCGTGGCCGTTGACGTTGTCGCCTTCCGCCACGCGGAACTTGCCGGCCTTCCGCTCAGGGCTCAGGGAGCCGTGGTAGGCGTAGGACTCATTGCCCTCGGCGCCGCCGATGTCGTCCTTTGCCAGCTTGAGCCAGCCCATGGGCGTGCTCGCGCCTTGGAAGGCCGGGGTGGATGGGGTCTGGGATTGCATCAGTCCTTGGAAGGCTTCCATGTTCCAGCCAGAGGCAGGGCGACTCGATTGCGCCCACGAGGTGAAGTTGAGTTCACCCCGCTGCGACATCTTGTCGATCTGCTGCTGGAGGATTTGGTCGCCGAGCTTGTTGGGGTCGGTGTTGTCGGGGAGTGCCATGGCTTCAGGGTTTGGGGTAAACGACTGCTGCGCCGCCCGGGAGGTCCGTGACGCCGTTGGGCTGCACGTGCGTTCCAGCGCGGTACTTCATGACGAGGCTCTGCCGCTTTGCGATTTCGGTCTCGCGTTCCTTCTCGCCGACCTTGAGCCGGCCGCCGTAGTACAGGGTGTAGCCCTGGCCGTTGGGGCCGTGGTAGCCGTCCTGCTGCGCGTACCAGCCCGGGCCGAGGTTCTTGCGGAAGAACTCCGCAGCCTCCTTGGGGTCCTTGGGCACAGCGGTCGCGGTGAGCCCTGCATCGCTGTTGAACAGCGAGCCCGGCCCGGTGCGCAGCGCTACCGACTCTCCAGGCATGAACTGGATGGCTTGGCCGCTCCCATCGCGAACGGCCGATAGGCCGCTGCGGTTCGGGCGCTCCAGGTAGAGCTTCGTGCCTTCGCCGATCTTGCCGGGCAGCATCTTGTGCGCGGCGCTGGCGTCTTCGGCCCAAGTGACCACGAGGTCCTCCTGGTCGCCCAGGGCGTTCGTGATCTTCGTGCCGGGCGCGTAGATGGGCGCGTAGCCTTTGCTCACTGCGAGCGGATGCGCAGGGTCCTCGTTGAGTGGGTGGAGCATCTGGCGGCCACGGCCTCCGAAGGGGTCGCGGATAGCTTGAAGGGCTCCATCGAAACCTGGGACCACCACGTACTTCCCGGTCTGCCCGGCGACCGCCTTGATGGCGTCGTCCAGGTTGATCGCGCCGCGCGTTCGCTTGTGCAGCTGGAACTGGTCCAGCAGCAGTGCGTCGAACGTCGCGGACTCGTTGGAGTCCAGGGCGACCGTCGCGTTGCCGAACCACTTCTTGCGCTCCGCGCTATCGAGCAGGGCACTCGTGCGGGCCTCGGTGATCTTCTTTTCGATCTCCTCGGGGCGACCTGTGACGCCGCCCTTCCGCGCTACTGAGGCGAGATCGATGTGACCCGTGCGGGCCACGTCGGCGAGGTCCTTGGCGTCGTAGGGACGGTCCACAAGGTCCTTGGCGATCTGCTTGATGCCCCGGTCCCCGTTGGACATGATTTGCATCGCCCAGAAGGTGTTCTCGGCCTGCTCGTTCGGGAAGTAGCGGTGGAGCTGGTCCTTCGTCATGCCACCCTTGAGCAGCGTGTTGTAGAAGGTGAAGCCGCGCTCCATGAGAACAGGGTCGCGCCCAATGAGCGGGTTGCCGATCTCGGCCTTGTAGGTGTCGCTCATCGTGTCCTGAGACGCGGCGCGGGTGCCCTTGTCCAGTGCGTAGAGGGCGAAGGACTGCAGCGCTTCGTCGTTCACCATAGGGCGCACGAGGCCTGTGCCGTCGCGGCTGGCGGCCAGGGCAGGGTACTGGGCCGAGGCGTCCTGAGACATCCCCACGTCGTAGTGCTCCGACAGCACAGCGCCCGGCGCCTTCCCGAAGGACGACGCAACGCGCATGGAGTCCTGGGTCCCGTAGTCGCCGCGCTTGGCGGCCAGGAACAGGTTGACCCCGGCCTCTTTCTGTAGACCCCGTTGCCACTCGGCGGCGAGGCCGAACTTGTCCAGTCCGACGCCGTGAATCGAGTCGATGGCAAAAGCCCGCCGGGCGTAGTCAGCGACGCGATCCGGCGGCAGGATGCCGTGGGGATACCGGCCTTTCTCCATCGCCATGTCCTGGTGGAAGCGTTGGAGCGCCTCGCCAGCGTCGTAGGTCTTCACGGAGTTGGTGCGCTTCAGGACCTCGCCGCTGATGCGGTTGAAGTACTCGGGCTCGGTCTTGTCCAGTCCAAGCTCCTGCATGGAGCGCAGCACGCTCTGGCCTTGGCCATCGTTCTGCACCGCGCCGGCCACCGCCGCCATGAGCACCTTGTCGCGCAGGGTGGTGTCGCCATGCACGAGGTTCCCGATGCGTTCGCGCATCTCTGCGAACTGCGGGGTCGTGATGCCACCGGGCGAGAGCACACGCTGCGTGAACTGCTCGATGACCTCTGCGGTCGAGTTCTGCAGCACCGTGGCACGGCTGGCCTCCTGGTACTGCGCGATCTGCTGGTCGGCCGCCTTACTGAACTGCGACAGCATGCGGGCGTCGTAGTCCGGATTGCCGGTTCCCGATCCGACCTGCTCCTTGAAGTAGTCGCGGGCGACCTTGTTGAGGTCTACGCTTCCATCCAGGGGTTGCTTCGCCATGTGGGCGCGGAGGCCCTCGGAAAGCTCGAAGGCATGCGCATCAGCTGCAGAAACCTGGTACGTCCCAGCGTAGGCGTGCCGATCCGCGTAGGCGGGGTCCATCGGCTTGCCGAGTTCCTGGTCCGCCACAGCCTGCTTGGCGAGCGCTTGGTTCTCGCGCTCGATCTGGATCAGGTCCTGCTGGTGGTTGACTTGGTCGAC